TTACTTCTCCTGAGTAGAAAGCACACATAAGAATAGGTTCATCATCATCTGACGCTGTAAATGGAATCTTTTGAGAAGTCCATTTAGTGTACCCATCTATTCTTCTGTAGCCACCTGAAGTATCTGGTTCAAAGTTTTGTAACTCAAGAGCAGCACCAGGTGGTACCTCAAAGTTAGACTTATCTAAAATTAAGCCACCTTGTAATGGAAATATAAAAGGAGAAAGACCAGTTGTATCAGCCATATTGCTTGTTCTCTTTTAAGAAACTGAAGGAAATACAGATGTACTTACACCTGGGCCAGAAAGTACAGTTGAACGTATGTACTTAAAACGATTAACAAGATTAGTTTGCATCTGTGTAATACCGCTATTAAATCTAGACCAGTTTGCTTGGTATTGCTCTAGCTCACCTCTATACTGGTAAGCATAAGATGTAGCACCATCTGCAATAACTGGACGGTATAGCTCAGGTATGTCAGGTACATCTGATGCTTCTGACAGAGCTATTGTTGAAGCGTAATACTCAAACTTTAATGTATAAGCTTTATCTGGGTAAGGGTATAAAAGATAGTTATTATCAGGAGTACGTACAATCATTCTAGGTTCACCACCTTGAACAGTTGCATCATCTTCTTGATCTATAAATCTGTCTACATATTCTTTGTAGTCTAAAACAGAAAGACCCCCACCCTTTGATCCAAGAGTAGAGTCTTTTGTTAGTCTAAATGTTTCGTAGTCTACCGTTTTAGAACCAGTAGGTATACTGTACCGACTTGTACCTGCTTCTAAAACTTGAGAACCTGTATTATGATTAAAAGGCCAGTTAAACTCTCTATGATTAACGTAGCTAATAGCGTCATTAACAGCATTTTTACATTGAACTTGAAAGCCACGGGCGTTACTAAAAGTAGCAGTAGTTAGCCTAACCTCATTCATACGAGCCAGTACTTCGTTAGTAAGGTCTAGATAGGTATAAGCCATTAGTCACCCTTAAACATTTAATTAATAAAAAGAAGCCCCCTTTACGAGGGCTCCTTAGTAAGTTGTATTATGCGAGTAAGTCGCGGTCTACTTCAGCAGCACCTTTGTCTGAACCAATGCTGTCTACGTCCATAAGGACTGCATAAACACGGATCTTACCAGAAGTGTCTGGAGTAGTACCCAATACTAACATATCGATAGTATCGGATGTAGTGACCAAGATTGGACACGCAGTGTTTGCCAAAGTGCCGTAAGCACCAGCAGATGCACCTGTTACGGTCATACCGTCTACAAATGCGTCAACGTCACCACCTGTGATACCAAGATCGATAGTACAAGAGTTACCACCAGCAGGTGCCGAAGTAACTTCCATACCAGCTGCCATTACCATAGTGTTAGCACCTACAGTGATAGCTTGGATGATGTCGTTTGCTGCAAGGGCTGAGCCTTTTGCAGTAGCAGCCGCAGCTAGGTCTATTTCTTTTTCGACCATATACGGTTTGTTATTTGGGTTGCCTCTGCCGCCAACGGCTTTAGCGAGAGTTGTTACAGTAGCCATTTAAAAAATCCTTTCAAGACATGACCAAAAGTAGGTACCCCACTCAAAGTAGAGTACCTACCATAGGTTAGGCTAAGTTGTACTTAGCAGTTACCAGTGCTTCTGGGCGAAGTATTTTCCTACCATATAGATGCATACCACGAACAATATCTGCGAATGAATCTGGATCACGGTAGGTTTCAGTCTTATTAACTTGCTCAGCAGTTGCTACAGCAGAGTCGTGACCACCAACAATAACACCATAATCTGTGTTTTGGTTAGCAGTACCAGTAGTAGCAGAGCCACCACCAACTGAAGGTAGATTATTGGATACATACACGCGGAAACCATTCCACTTGCTCATAACCAAACCGTTACGCAGAGCACCAGCATCTCCAAAGTCAGCATTCAAGAAACGGCTGTCTTCGTCCATTAGGACTTCTAGCATTACCGGGTCAATACACAGCCAACGACCATCCTTGTCAACATTCTGTTGGTCAAGTAGACGGCCCATGCGGTTAATCAACATTACAGGTGATGCATAAGCTGTTGGCAGGGCAGTAGCACCTGGCAAACGTGCAGCAACTGGAATAGAATGATCACCAGCAGAAGATGTTGTAATGTTTCCAAAAGAAGATTTAATCAACTTCATAGAAGACAACAACTCGTCAGTACCAGCTGTAGAAACAGCAACAGTACCATTTACTTGATCGTTGACAGTATCAGCATCAGTATGCAAAGCAGACTGTTTGTAACCTGCCAAGTAGCCTAGAACTTCTTGGTCAAGCTGATCAGCCAAGCGGTAAGCCGCACGGTTGGTTGCGAGATCCATGAAATTGACATGACTATGGGCTTCCTCAATATCGTCGATTTTGAAAGCAAAATAGTTAGCTTTATCAATGGTTAAGGAGAAATCTTCATCATCAAGATCTTGAGCTGCGATTTGTGTACCACGCGCATAGCTTGATACAGAAATTTCAGGCTCCTTTATAATTTTCACCGTATCCCCTTGTGCGCTGATCTCACCAAAATAATCAGAGTTAGTGATGTCATTGCAGATAGCTTTCTTGCGGAATGCAAGCTGAACTTTCTTGGAATAAATGACGCTGGAAAAGTTTCCATTTGGCAGGTTTCCGTGACCTGCAGCTGCTGTAAAAGCCATTTTAGTTATCCTTCTAGATGTTTGGCTTGATAAATAAGAATCCAGTAAAGTCACACAAGGTGCTTATTTGAGTCGAGTTATGTGTGCAGATTCCAGTTAAGAGAACCTAAACAATCGGGATAAGAGGCTGACTTCTTTCGAGGGTGCTTTACAAATAACTTGCCAGCTAGTTTGCAAAGGGCCTGTACTTAATCAGGTAAGTCTTAGGGATTATTAGTGTTCAGTAGTTCACCCCAGAGGGGTTACTGTAGGGTTTTTAGGGTATCCTTAGAAAAGGGGCCGTTAAACTCCTACAGTTATACCATACTCAATCCCTTGTGTCAAGAGACTATTTGAGTAAGATGATATTATCTAGCACGTCCTGAGATATCGTATACAAACTTACCTGAGGCCATTGCTTCTTGAATATCGGCGTAGCGATCTTCAAACTCTTTATCAGTCATTTTAGATACAACTGATTCTTTAAGATATGATTTTGTTTCATCTGCTTCTACAGTTGTTCTAGTCTTTTTAGATACTGTTTTAGCTGCTTCTTTAGCTTTAGACTTTTTAGCAGAAATAGTTAAGTTATTATCTACTTTGTACAAGTCAATAACACGTATAACACTTCCTGCATCGTCTGAGTTTTCGTAGAGAGCATCACGTACCCACTTAGGTTGTTCCTCCACCCAATCGTGAAACTTATCAGAATCGCGTAGATCATCAAAGTCCTCGTGTGACTTACGTATTTCAATTTCAGCTTTAGTTCTAGTAGCTTCATACTTAGCATCATCTAGTTCTTTAAAGCGACTATCAGCTGCAGCAAACTTTTCTGCTGCTTTCTTATCTGCAATAGTTTCAATAATAGAAGCTACATCTGGATTTTCAGAAGCCCAAGACTCAATGTCTTCGTCAGACATAGGTGGTCTTACAGAACTACTTTGAGATTCTAAAGCCTCAAATCTTTCTTCCCATTCCTTTTCTTTAGAAGCCATATGCCGTCTAAGATCACCGTATCTTTTCTTAAACGACTTTTCTTCAGGACTTAACTCAGTGTCTTCCTTGGGCTCTTTAGAAGAATCTTCAACTTTATCTTCAGTTTCCTGAGGCTCTTCAGTCTCTACCTCTTGTTGGTCTTCTTCTTCTTTAGAACTTTCTTGTCTCTTCATAAGGGCTTCTAATTCTTCTTCATCCTTTTTAAGACGAGCCTGTTTAGCGGAGTAGTTACTACCCCTAGCTATCATTGTTTCTGTAGGGGTTGTCTCTTTTACCATTTCTGTAGGCATTTTGTATTCCTTTATGTTGGGGTCAGCCGAAGCCGAGTAGCCTTAGTTGTTATGTAGGAGTAGTTGATAAGGGCTTATCTAAGGCCCAAACCTTTTTTGTAAGACTTTGCTTTAGCCTTATTACGAGGTTTTATAAATCCACCTTTATTTAAAGCACCCGTAGCTGCGTCGCCACCACCCCAGTCAGCACTTCCAAAACCACCACTAGGAGTACCATCAGGAGTACCAGAAGGGTCTGAATCTACACTAACTCCGTCTGGTGGTGAAGATGAAGCACTTCCTGAAGGTCCAGTGGGTGTATCACCAAACTCACCTTTAGGGTCAGTACCGTATCCAGCGTCTGAAGCGCTTTTTGATGATGTAGACGAGGATGGTGTAATACCAATAGCTGCAGCTAAACCAGGATCAACCTGTCCTGCTTGATATCCTACATATCCTGCTGGACCTTGTAATCTAGAAGGACGGCTTGTAGGTCTTGTAGATGTTTTAGGTGCATTCTTAGTTGGTGTTGTATCTTTTGTACTTTTTTTATCTGTTTTATCTGTTTTATCTTTTTTACCTTTTGTTATTGTGTCTTTAATAACTTTTTTCTCTTCTTCTGTCTTTTTGTTCCAATTTTTAACAATCTGATTAAACATTTTTTTATCTTGTCTAAAAAAGTTCTTATCTAAATTAATATTGTTTTTTACTCCAAAAGCTATAGCTGCAGCCTCTAGCTCATCAGATAACTCTGTTAAACCTATTGCTTCATAAAAGTCACTTAGAGCAACAGCTTTAGACATTTTGGCAGTATCTGAAATATGACCAATAAGACTTGTTATACCTAAACCTACTATACCTTTTGCTCCACCTGTGAGAGCCCCCAAAATACCTTTAGCTGTCTTATTATTTTTACCAGTTAAATTATTTTCAATTTCTTGCATTCTGTCTGCAATTGTTTTTTGAATACCAGTTAACTTAGAAATACTCTCATCTTCTCTTAGACCAAGTTCAATTTCAATTTGTTCCACAACTTTGTTAGGATCATCCATTTCTAAACTATCCATCCAAGCACCAGGCCTTGATGCATGTTCTGCTGCCTCCCTATCTTCTGGTCCCATTTGAGAATAGTCTGGAGTTTCTACTTCTTTTTTATCAATATCTTTGTCTTGCAACCCAAATTTAGTTGGGGTAAGATCAAGCTGATTTCCTTCCATTGAAGAAAAACCAAGATAATAATCGAAAGGATTAAAACTACTTAGATAAGTAGCAGGATCGTATGGGTCTGTATCAGTACCATCAGGCTTTTTTGTAAAATCAATTGAGTTAGCAGTAGGAAAAAGATTTGAACCAGCAGTGGAAAAAGACTTTGAAGCTAAAGTTGTTAGAGGATTATAACTACCTTGAGGACCGCCAGTTACTACTTTTTTAGGGGTAAAGCTACCCTGAGGGCCACCAGGAGATGTTATAACACCTCCAGGCGCGTACCCTTTAACTTTAGGAAGAGTTCCCTTGTCGTCTTTAGTTAAAGAAATACCCTTTGCTTTAAGGATGTTACTTACAGCTGGGCTTGCAGCAGCAGCTTGAGAAACTCTATTTACAATAGCATTATAAGAATTACCTTTAGCTAAGCCACCTTCATTGTAGCCCTCAAGCATTTTTATGTCTTCTTCAAGAGTTGGTGCTTTGTTTTCTTGAGGTTCTTCAACTACTTCTTCAGAAAGGACAGGTTCTCCACCTAGACGCCCATCGTCTTCCATTTCTTGTAAGCCTTCTTTAGCTTTCTTACGTAGTTTTTCAAAGTAAGAAACACCAAAGAATTTAACAACATCAGCAGGTACAACGTATTCACCTTCCGATAATCTAGCATCAATATCATCTCTAACGTCAACTGCATTGGACCCAGGTGGTATATCATTACCAGAAACAGGATCTACTTCTAAACCGTCAGTAGCTAGACCACCTTCTTTAGCTATGTTTTCCATTAGGGCTTTACCTTTATTCTGTTACGTAAATTATTAAAAAGTTTCTGGATTTGAGTTATTAAACTTATCTCGCAGTTGTTTAAGACTTTGTAAAGCTTTTATCTCACCCTGCAGTCGGTATAACTCTAGTGCTTCATTTCTTTGCTCTAACTGTTTATAACAAAACTTAATACGATTATCTATTTCTTCACAAAAAGAATCCCAAAGAGGTTTGTCATTTGTTAGTCGTTTAATCTGCATTAATTACTTTCCTTATGAAGACCCAGTGTTTGCTGAGAAACCTTGTTCACCAGGGATAGGCGCTGAACCTGTACCCATTCCTCCAGCTGGCAAACCTCCTGTTGGAGCCTGAGGTGCTTCAGGACCTTGAGGTGCATTAGGGTCTACGGCTGGTGCTTCTGGAGGATTTTCTTCTTTAAACTTTTTAAGAATTTCGGCTTGGACAGCTGCTTCTCCAAGAGAGTTTACTAACTTGTCAGAGTCAAGATCCATTGAGTTAGCAATTTCACGTATAATATAATCCATTTTAGCGAAAGGAGCTAGAGTTGGATTTTGCACGACTTGTAAGAATTGCATTAGGCGCTGAGACCTTACTTCATTTGCCATTAAGGAAGAAGTACCTTGAGCTTTTACATCAAGATCACCTTTAATCTCTGGGTCATGGTCAAACTGCATATTAAAAGAAAAGAAAGCTTTACCGAGTGGACCTAGTAGGTAGTCATCAACATTCTTAATTACAGTACGTATAGATCCATTAGCTGCAGACATAAGCATAGAGATACCACTTGCTGTTCTACCAACACCAGAAACTCCTGTTTGACCGTGGGAAAAACTAGGAAGTCCTGTTGACTCGTCAGCTAGTATTCTTGCTTTATCAAACATCTGCATATTTTCGTTTGATACGTTAGGAAACTTAGTTCCAAAAATGCCTTGGCCTGGTGCACCACCTTGTCTTCTAAAGACTTTTCCTGGGTACACACTAAGGTCTTGTCCAGGGACTAGGTTAGTTTCATCTACTTCAATTAAAAGATTACCAGATAAAGCTGCGTTATCTACAGCCATACGCATAAAACCATTCATTAAAGTTTGTGTATCATCCATATTTTCAGCAAGACCTACTCCAAAGAAAGAGTATGGATTTACTTCGTATGGTACTGCAAAGTAAGGAATAATTTGAGGGTTAAAGGGATTCATAACTAAACGCAAAACTTCACCATTGCAAATCCAAGCATTTACATTCAACTGGTCAGCATCTCGTAGTTCTTTGGGTATTTCTATTTTGTATTCTTCTAGAACTTCTTTGTCTACGTAACCCCAAAACTCTAAGACTTCAAAACGTTCTGAGCGAGTTTCTTGGCTATCGTCTTCCATAGCTTGTTCCCACCACTCTTTAGAGTAGGACTCTCCGTAAGACATGGCAAGATCAATAGAATTATTTCTAAAGAAAGGTCTACGTTTTAGAGACCGCATTTGAGACCTAGACATTTTATGACGTTCTATAACGTACTCTGCTTCATCCATAGAGTTTGAATCAGGGTCTGGGTAAAAGTCCCAGATAGATACAGAGTCACACTGAGGCATTGTTTTAAAGCGAGGTTTATACGTTCCTTCCTCATCCCAGT